TACCCTTTTGATCTAAAGCGAGTTTACTGATAAATTTATTACGAGGTTCATAGGTGACAATAAAGTCAAGTTCGTCTTGATACTTTCTGTCTTTCATCATGTTGCAAATATCACTATGGTATCTAAGTAGTAATACAGAGATATCCAAATCAGCTAGTTGCTTAGACTCTTGAAGTTCTACTGTTCGTGTGACAGTAAATGTTGGACCAAACAAACCCTCCAAGACCAGTTTGTTAGTTTCTGTGCCGTCAAGCGTACCAGTTAGACCAAATCGGTATTTGGCGTTGATACACTTGTCCATCATAGTAGTGAGCGACTTTGCCTTGAACAGATGCACTTCGTCACCAAACACAGTATCAAACTGTTCAAACCACTCTTTGCCGAATTTGTAAATAGACTGCCAAGTCGAGATAATGACACGCTTGTCTGTAACCTTTTCTTTGCCTGAGTAAATGCGATGACAAAACTCATTCACATCATATCCGTAGTCTTCAAAGTCTTTGTACATCTGTTCGACCAGAGAAGTGGTCGGTACAATAACAAGTATCTTGCCTTCGGTTACTTCGTAGCAGTACCTGAGTAGATTATAGATAATAAATGACTTGCCGCTACCAGTGGGACTAAGGAGTATACATCTGAGGTTCTCCACCCCATGAGCAATTGCTTTGTACTGATAGTCTCGTGGCTTATAAGGAGCATCAAGCAGAGATAGAAACTCGACCAAAGCAGGATGGTCAATGTCGTCTTTAAACGAAGGAATGCCATAATTCTCATGTTCGAGTATTTCTAAAGGGTAAAATCTGTCTGCGCAGAAACGACGTAGATGTGTATAGAGACCTACATTCATCTGCTTACTTACGGTATTGTAAAGTTTTACCCTACCGTCCCATACCTTTCTTTTGTATGCCGGCATGAACTTATACCCAGGAACAAAGAATGAGAAATATTCTCTCAGTTCATTCTCTTGGGCAGGATGCGCTTCCACCATAAAGTGGGAGTGATCCTTCATGCGTATGCGTATCTTATTATCCACCGGACTCAAACTTTCTGTAATCAATCATGTTCTTTATGGTCGAATGTCTCCAACGAAGAACGTTTAGTATATCTTCTAGAGTATCTATCTGAGTTTTAAGTGCGACTATTCGGTCTTCAGATTTTTGAATCTCTGGGTCGGATTCGTAGTAGTAGTCCATCTCACCCTTGAGGATCTTGAGACCGTTGAACGGATCTGGCACCCACCCTTTCTCCATGATCTCTTGTTGGTCCATCTTACCATTGTAGTATAACCACTTTTCTTTCAGTAAGATCTTCTGTGCGTTCTCTGCTCGTCGTAGTGACTGTTTCGTCACGTCTAAATACTCGCGATACTTAGAGTGCAATAGAGGCGTTTGTCGTGATGTCTCATCAAGTTGATGCACAGGGATGTTAGAGTCTTCGCGCCATTCTTTATGAATGCCTTCTAAATTCAATGTCATTATGTAATCCTAGGGGTCCTATTAGCAACTAATGTATTATACTACTCCGAAGTGATGTAGTCAACACAATCTTGCCAATAATCTTCGTTATGCCCTAGGACGTAACTTAACGTCATACGATAACAATTAGTTCGCGCTGCGTGATACACGACATCGCCAGAACCATATGCGCCGAAGTGACCTGCCTTTAGTTGCCACCCCTTTTTATCTGGGACTGTAATTACTTCTCTAGTAGTTGAGAGAGTATTTGGATCAACATACTTGAACCACCCATCGCCGTTTTCTGACCAAGTAAAAATTAAATTGAAAGCAGACGCATTCGCGTTATTGTGCCATCCAATAAATCCGTTAGGTGGGTATAGAGTAGACAGCGCACTTGTTTCTAAACCAAGTTCTGTTTTCATTTCACTATCAAGATAGGACCATGTCTTTGCATATTCTTCGGGGTGTGTTCCTCGATAGAACTCTTTCTTGATTGGATGACATACTGAATTCTCGGCGGCCCCATGATGATCTTCTCCCATACGAATTATGCGAAGCATCTCATCTTCACCCGTATAGTGGTCTGCCATTCCTACCTGAGATTCAACGAGTATTTGATTCGTTTTCTCTGGTTGATAGAGTTCGCGGTATGTGTACCTGAAATCTTCAAGTAAATCAAGAACCTTTCGATTCTTAATCTCATAACTAGTGAGGCTCATGTTACTCGTTGTCTACTAAAATAATATCAAATGTTGCCGATACTTGCGTCTGTTGCCCTGCCACAACATCAATCTTAATGTCATGTTTTTCTGGAACGACTAATGGTACTGGATATTGAATATCCAGACTTTGACCGCCCGCAGCATTTAAGTTTGCTTTGATTCGGAATACGCCGCCATTTAGAATCTCACGACAAAACAAACGATATGTCATACGCGAGTTAGTGGATGCTTTGTCGGAACCCAAGTGAAGTCCCAGAATGTAACCAGTCTTTCCCGCCGGTACTGTGTATGTTGCCATCAAAGTCTGGCCTAGACCAGCGAGAATCTTGGCCGCGAGATCACCGCCTTGATTAATTGTAACATCGCTTGCGTTGGTAGTAGTAGACATTTTGCATCGGAATACACGAGAGAATGTTAGAGTACCTGTCGCGCCGATAGCAATCGTCTCACTCTGTAGATTATAGTCTGCGTCTAGACCGTCAACGATCACATCTTCACCAACCTGTGTTAGAGAAGATATGGAAACTAAACCAGCGTCTGGGTATGGGTATGCAACATCGTCATCATTACCGTCCCAAACAGTTCCTTCGGTCACGTCCCCGTTAGTCGCACCAAATTTGTTAATATGTGCGTAACCAGATACATCACCGGCTGCGATTGGGATGTTACTTGCCGCACCAGAGGTGTTTAGAATGTTTCCGTCTTTGTCCGCAATCATTACGACTTCGTGAATGTCATTGCGTTTGTTTAGGTGTCTTCCCCTACCTACACTATATTGTGCCATAATATGATCCTTAGATTAGTTCGTATTCAGTAAATCTGAATGTAGCGTCAAAGTTAAGATATGTGACATCGCCTGCAGTAGACGTTAGTTCGATGTTCCCTACTTGCGTAGGAATACAGTCTTTGTATTTGATAGTCACATTAGAGTTATTGTGACTTGTGAGGATAATCACTTGAATATCGTGATGTGTCGTTTCTTTTGTGCCGTAAGTAATACCTTCCAACCACTCAAGAACTTCCTTGTAACACTCAAGATCTTCGTCTAGGATGAGACTAATAGTGAGTTCGCCATAGTTGATAGTGTCTGGTGGCAAAGGCAATCTTTGAACACGAGGCACTGCCATCTCTGCCGCAGTTCCTGTTGCACCAGGATGTGATACTGTATGCGCAAAAAACTTTAGATTGCCGAACGCACGTTCTATGATAACACAGAACCCCGTAGGTTGCAAAAAGTTTTTGTTAGGTGTTAGGTCCATAATATATCCTCTTAGTCACTTTATTTATACGCATAAAAAAAGGGAGTCCGAAGACTCCCCAAAATGACTAGTAGACTAGTTCTTTTTATTATGCCTTGTCTAGGATGTTGTCTACACGGAAGATACGGTAGTACTGGTTTACACCCTTAGTTGCATCGATGTCGCTAGTTGGGTTGTCTGTGACGAATGGGTTTGCAACCATGCCATAACGAGTCTTGAACCCGATACGTGGCTGGAAGTCGTTCTCGCCAACTGCCTTGACCATCTGTAGTGGTACGTATGGGCAGTAGAACATACCAGCGTCATATGGGTTAGTACCCTTATAACCTACTGTTACGTAGTTGGTAGTTGCATATGGATCGATGAATACGCGTAGGCGACCGTTTAGAGTACCTGCGAACGTGTTACCGGTGTCGTCGATTGACAATGAAGTGTTCATTGCTGGAGTGTAATCTAGCATGCCAGAAGCTGCAAGTGCAGTTGCAACGTCAGAAGAACATACTACGATGTTACCCTTACCGCGACGAGTTTCTTTCGCGATAACGTTTGCTTCACGATCAAGTTGTACAACTAGACCCTTGAACTTCTCTGCAGACCAACGACCATCAGCGTCTGTTGATAGGTCAAATACACCTGGAAGTGTAACGTTAGATGTCTGTGCACCTAGCTTTGCCTGAGAGTTGATTGTACGAATGATTTCGCGGTTGATTTCAGCAAGAATCTCTGTAGACAGAATGTTTGCTAGTTCTGTCTCAGCGTCAAGACCGTGGATTGCTTTCAAGTCTTGCGCTAGTTCTAGAGAGTACTCTGCCTTCAATGCGCGTGACTTAGCAGTAACAGTCGCCTTGTCGAT